ATATGACGACGGTTGCCGAGCCTGCAACGCTCAGCGACAGCGGCGAGATCAAACTGAAACTACACGGCTCAACAGTGAAAAAGGCGTAATTATGGCAGTCATTACTTTTGAATTAAACGACGGGTTAACCATTTCAGATGTGACGCACAGTGAAGTCACGATGCGAGAACTTAGCAGCGGTGATGTTATTGATGCGCAGTTGGCATCAGAAAAAATAGTCATAATGAATGACCGCCCTGTGGTGTATACCTCTGATGTACTGTTAGGGCTCGAACTCTTACGCCGCCAAGTAGAAAGTGTTGGCAGCTATGCGGGGCCCTTGAGTATTAAAGACTTGCGTAAGCTATCGCCGCCGGATTTAACCCTGTTACAGCTCAAAGCGGATGAGCTTGACATGGCACTGGCGGAGGCATTGGCTGCGCGGGGGCGAACTGAAACCACTGGCTGATTTTGCACAACATCTACTGCTGGCAATGAGCAGTAGATTGCCAGTGGCCTATTTACAAACGCTTCCCCTTCGCCGCGTCATACATCTCTTTACAACATTAAAGGCACAACAAAATGGGTAACAAACTCGCTACAGAGATATTGATAAACCTGTCCGGTAATTTAGAAGCTAAAGCACAGCGTTACGGTCAATCTATGTCGCGGTTTGCCAAGAAAAACCAGACCGCGATGGGGATCATACGTTCGACTACCAATGCCGCTGGACGCGGTATTGATAAGCTCGGCAACCGCTATATTGCCCTGGGCAGTGCGATTGGCTTGGGGGCTGGCGCAAAAAACGCCGCCGAGTTTGACGCGGCCATGGTGCGGATGGGCACCAATGCACAGTTAAGTGACGCCAAAGTGGCGCAGCTCTCGGCCTCTATTCGTGATGTGGCTAGTCAGTCCGATATTCGCGTTGATTATAAAGAGCTTGGTCAAGGCGTGGATGCGTTGCTTGGTTTAACCGGAAACGCGGGATTTGTTGAAGAAAACATGGGCAACCTGGGTATGCTCATGCAAGCGTTCGGCACTGATGCCAAGTCGTCAGCCTCCTTGCTTGCCCAGTTCTACGAAAAAGGCGTCACGGGCTCAACAGAAGTCAGCCAATTATTAGATCAACTCTATGGCCAGTTTGCTAAAGGTTCCGTGGGCGTTGATGAGATTGCCCGCGTTGCACCGAAACTGTTCTCCATTATTCAACAAAAAGGCCCCGAGTCCATTGCCCAAATGGGTGCGTTGGCGCAAATGTTTGTCAAAACCAAAGGCAGCGCAGAGGAATCGGTCACCTCTATTGCAGCGGTATTCTCCGCATTTCAGAAAAAGAAGAACGTTGAGTTTTTAGATGAAAAAGGCATAGCGGTATTTAAAGCTGGCACCAAAGAGCTGCGAGAACCCGTTGAGCTGTTAATGGAAATTTTAGAGACAGCAAAAAATGATCCCTTAAAACTCGGTGATGTGTTTGATGATACGGGCTTGCAAGGGCTATCGAGTTTGTATTCTGAGGATAATAAAGCACTGCTGCAATCCTTGATCAGTAAAACATATGAACTGGGCACAACTCAAAAAGCCAGTGCCAAGAATGCCAGTACATTAGGCAGCACGTTTACCTTCTTACGGGGTGAAGTAGATCGCTTTGCCAACAAGCAGTTAGCAACGCCCTTAGCTGAATTAAAAGAAGCGCTCGACCTTGATCCCAATGCGGTGCAAAAGTGGCTGGATATGGGGCTGAATATCGCCAAGGTCGGAGCAGGACTGGTTGTAGCTAAAAAAATGTGGGATGTCGGTAGTGGTGCAAAAAAAGTCTACAACTCACTCAAAAAGAAAAAATCAAACAATCCGTTAGGCGGCGGTTCAAAAGACCTGGGCACGATGCCTGTCTATGTCGTTAACATGCCAGCTAATGGAATAAGCACCACAACAGGTGAGGTTGACTCGCGAAATAAAAGAAATAAACGTCGCACCCGGCGCTCTCGAACTCGCAGCTCCCGCTTTGGTGGCCGCACCAAATTACGTGGCATGAAAGGTTTAGCTCTGGGCGCGACAGACATGGCCATGGGTAACCGTTTAGCACCCGTAAAACCGCTGCGTTCTCAGACACAGCAAAAGCCCCGCCCTAAACCTCGAACCAAAACGCGTCCCCGTTTAAGCGGTCGCACCAAGTTACGGGGAATGGGGGGCGTTGCACTGGGAGCTGCCACAATGGCTATTAATGGCGACCTTAACCGCGCAACAGCCGTTGAGCTTGCCGCATCAACCGCTGGCGGCGCGATTGGCGCAACGTTAGGCAGTGTTGTACCTGTAGTAGGTACAGCAATTGGCGGCATCGTGGGCTCGTTTTTAGGCGCTAAGTTGGGCGAGCTGGCCAATCGCTGGATGGATGAGGACAAGATAACACCGATACCTGCTCCGGCAGCGCCTGCGCCAATGCCCAATGAACCACAGGCGGTCGCTTTGCAAGTGGATGTGCATGACAAGCGCGTCAATATAAAACAAGTCGGTATTCAAAGCGCACCGGGCCCACAAGTTGACATGGGTATTTCACTTCCCTCATAAATGTAAGGCGATAATAAATGTCATTTGAACACCTTTTAACGGCATCCTTTCGAGATGTCACTTTCTTACTGGAAGATGTTGAAGGCAGTGCGGGGCGACGTGCGGCCGCGCATGAATACCCAAAGAAAGAAACCAGTTTTGCTGAAGACAATGGCGCAGCCATCAATAAGCAAAGTATAAATGCACGCGTGGTGGGTGATGATTACCTCACGGAGCTTAGCGCATTGTTGGGGGTATTAAATCAATCGGGACCGGGTGAATTAGTCCACCCTTGGTGGGATATTCAACAAGTTCAAATTGGCAGTGTGACGCATAAATTTGCGCTTAATACAGAGAACACTGCCACGGTTAGCTTTGAGTGTTTTGAAGCGGGCTCCTCGTTATTTCCAAGTCAAGTGGCTGACACGGCCAAAGTTGTGGATGACAAAGCCAAACTTGCCAGTGAGAAAAATGCGGCGGATTTTAAAGCCAAATTTAATGTGGCCGCAGCGACCCCAAGCGTGGGTGACATGGTCGATTCGCTGCTTGATGATTTGGATGAGTTTACCCGTTCACTGCCGTCATTGCCCTCTGGGCTGGGCGAATGGAAAGACAGACTGGCACGCGTTAAAAGCTCCGTGGGTAAATTGCTGGCCTATCCAGGCGAACTGGCGCGCGAGATCATGGGGCTTGTAGAAAGTGTCAAGTCCATAGCAACCGATCCTATTCGTGCGCTTGATGTTTATGATCAGGTCATCGACCGCTGGAACGGACTAAAAGCAGAGCTCATGGTCACGGGCGGCCTGCGTCATAAACTGATATCAGACAATGATAATTCCGCCTCAGTGCTGCTGTATCAAAATGGATCATTACAAACGCAAGTGCTTGCCAATGCCAGCGCGTTTAAAGCGCTGTTGTTAAATAATGCCGCTATCGCCAAAGCCAGTGCCATTGCGGCCTCCTCACTGACTGCTGGCCAGCAAGACGAACGGCAAACAGGCTTGATAGGCGTCAATAACAGTAAGGTGTTAACTGGCGAGCAATTAACCCAAATGGGCAATGCGCTGAGTTTGCTGCTTGGTGAGCGCGCGCGTATTGCCATTGATGAACATGGCTCAACAGAAAGTTCAGCGCTACGTAAAACACTGCGAGACCTGCGCAATGCCGTGATGGATGATGTTAATCGCCGCGCGGTGCAGCTGCCCAATACCACCTTATTTACGCCGCGAGTGACAATGCCCGTCGCGCTCATTGCATACCAACAAACAGGCAGTTGTGAACAGCGCCACCGCATTATCACCCGCAACGGGCTAGTTAACCCTGCCTTTGTAGAGGCAAACACAGAGGTTGAAATTATTCATGAGTGAAGCGATAACATTGCGCGTGGATGGCGCTATCTTGCAAGGCTGGACAAGCGTGTCTATAAGCCGCAGTTTACAAAACGTGGCGGGCAGTTTTGAACTGGCGTTAACGAAAACGTGGGAAAGTGTGAAACCACAACTCATTGCATTGGGCAGTACCTGTGTGGTGGCCATTGGCGATGATATTGTCAGTACCGGTTATATTGATGATTGGATACCCAGTTATGATGCCAGTTCGGTGACCATCAGTGTGTCTGGAAGAGACAAAACGGGCGACTTGGTTGATTGCGCTGTGGTGCATCAATCTGGCGGTTTTAGTCAAAGTTCGCTTGCTGATATTGCCAGCGCGGTGTGCAAACCCTTCAATATTGCCCTTGTGATAGAAACAGAACAAGCCCACGAAGTCTTTGCTAAAGTAGCGATTGAACAAGGCGAAACGGCGTTTGAGTTTTTAGACCGATTAGCGAAAGAGCGCGGCGTTTTATTAAGTTCAAATGCGCATGGCGCATTAGTGATAACGCGCGCAAGTGATAAAACATGCCATGTGGCCCTGCGCTTAGGTGAGAATATTTTAGCGGCGCGCGGGCGTTTCAGTTGGCGCGACAGGGCTTCGCAATACATTGTCAAAGGTGAAGGCAGTGCGGGCGGCGCAGCGTGGGATGAACAATCATCCTCGGCGGTGGGCGGTCAAAAGGTCACCGTGGTTGATAAAGAGATCACCCGTTATCGTCCTCAAATTATTATCAATGATGAAATTATGACGGCGCAAGGCGCGAGCAGCAAAGGCCAATGGCAGCGTCAACGCGCGAAAGCGGCTTCAACATCCACCGAAATTACAGTGCTAGGGTGGCGTGAAAACGTCATGACGGGCGACTTGTGGGCGGTGAATAAACGCGTTCATCTAAGTGACAGCATTCAGGGCACAGATGAACAATGGCTCATTGTAAACGTGACGTTTACCGAAGACGATCAGGGGCGTAAGACGGTATTAAGTCTTGTGCCCCCTGATGCCCTGACCATTGCAGAAACGGTGCAAGATAAACCTCAAACGGACTCGACCTGGTAACTCCCATGACATTACGCGATATCAATAAATTATTAGCACCGCTGCGCCGTAAGATGCGCATGCTGGTCTCACGCGCCGTGGTGAGTGTGGTGAACGATTCACTCAAACGCCAAAACTTGCAGGTCTCTGTATTAGCTGATGAAACGGTTGATGATGTTGAGCACTTTCAAAACTACGGTCATTGCAGTGTTGCACCAATGGGCAGTGAAGCCATGGTGGTGTCGGTGGCGGGCGGTCGTGCGGGCTTGGTTGCCTTGGCCGTTGAAGATAAAGCCGTTCGCCCAGTGGGCGGCATCGAAGGCGACTCTATCTTGTATCACCTTGAGGGACACAACATTAAGCTCACCAAAGGGGGAAAAGCCGTTATTACAGTTACAGAGGTTATTTTCAACGTAGAGAAAAAAGCCACTATTATCTCACCTGAAACAGAAATACAAAGCGCGCTGCATGTTACAGGCCCCATCACCAGTGACAGCTCAATCACAGGTCAAGATGTGTTAACCACGTCGGGTACATCGCTTGGCAAGCATAAACATAAAGATGACGAGCAGCACGAGACCACAACGCCCTTGTGATATTCAATAAAGGACTTTTTTCATGATCCGTCAACTACCACAATCTGTTCATGTTGATATTCAACACAGTGATGACAGCGACCCCATTGTTGAATTGGTGTTGCTGTCATTGTTTACAGATGCCCGCGCCAATGATAACGACACGCTACCTGATAGCAGCGCTTGTTGCCGCGGCTTTATTGGCGATGCATTCAGCGCCTCTCCTTGGGGCTCTCGCTTGTGGTTACTCTCACGTGAAAAACTGACCCTCGATATCCGTAATAAAGCCGTCTCTTATGCTAAAGAAGCATTAGCATGGTTACTTGAAACGCACCGCGACTTAGGGCAACTCGCCGCCAAAATTACGGTCACAGGTGCTATCCCTAAGTTAAATACCTTGGCACTCTACGTGACGGTTACCAAGCCTGATGGCCGTGATGTCAATATCAACATAGCGAGACTATGGGGGACACAACATGCCTTATGACGTACCGAGTTTACGCAGCCTAGTCAATGATGGCCAAGCGGACATGGAAGCCGAGCTTGGTTTGCCACTGCCCCAGTTTGGTGTAGAACAGGCGCTTAATGTGGCGGTTAGTGCGGGCATACGTGACTTGTATGATTACCAGTCTTGGATTGTGCGCCAAATCATTCCGACGTCGGATTCCGAAGACCAGACCATCATTGATATGGCGGCCAAGGAAGGTGTTATTCGTAAAATGCCCACCAAAGCGATGGGTACGGCGTCATTCACTGGCACGGTTTCTTTGCCTGTTGGCAGTGAAGTAAAGTCAGAAAACGGTCAAGTTTACCGGATTGAACAAAGTGGCGTCCCTCAAGACGGAACCGTTATCGTGAGTATCACGGCTATTCACGCGGGTTACGCAGGCAATCTAGACAAGGATAGCGTGTTGACGTTGGTGTCGTCAGTGCCAGGCGTACAAGCGCGCGGCGCATCATTGGGCATGATGGGCGGTATTGATATCGAGCCGATTAATCAGCTGTTAGAGCGTTTGTTATACCGCAAGCGTAACCCACCACAGGGCGGCGCTGAGCATGATTATGTGGCGTGGAGCCGTGAAGTGGGCGGCGTATCTCGCGCCTGGTGTACTGGCGCATATCGCGGCGGTTCAACGGTCGGCATTGCGTTTGTCTTTGATGAGCGTGATGATATTTTGCCAACTCCTGATGACATTACTCACATGCTGTCATATATCTATCGTCATCAAGACCCTGCAACCAAGGTGTATGTGGGCCGCCCTGCGGGGATTGAAGTATTTATTATCCCATTGGTACTTAAAACCACGTCCATGACGATAGCATTAACGCCAGACACACCAGAAAACCGCAAACAAGTGCTTGGTAATTTGACCTCGCTTGAACGCAGTTTATCGCCAGGTGAAACGCTGTTTAAAAATACCGTTGGCACTGCGATTGGGTCAGTAACCAGCGTACAAAACTATCTCTGCAACTTAGATGATGATGTGCTTGCTAAAGACAATCAGATTCATGCATTTGGAGATATTCAATGGGGATAACAGCGCCATGGCGCAACATGCTCAGCCAGCTGATGCCGCAAGGTTTAGCCTGGCCACAAGAGCGCAATAGCCCAGCACAACAAAAGATAGCGGGCCTTGCTCCACGCTTACAACGCATTGAAGTGAGCGCAGCCAACCTATTATTAGAAATGAGACCAGAAACCACGGTCAAGCTGCTACCTGAATGGGAAAACTACCTTGGGCTACCTGATTGCATCATCAGCGACCAATCATTTCAGTCTCGCCGAAATTCTGTGATTGAAAAAGAGTACCGCAGCGGCGGTTTACAAGCATGGAATATAGAAAAACAAGCCGCAGACTTGGGCTTTAACATCAAGGTTGATGAAATATTTCCCCATCAGTGTTTGCGAGACTGTCGTTATCCACTGCATCCAGCGCGCTATCGCCATGTGTTAAATATCCGCGTGTTTGATACACCTGAAACCCACATGACCGCACTGGATAACGTCCAAACCCCGTTAATTAACGGTTCAGCACAAGTGCTTGAATGCGCGTTAAACAAAAACAGAGCCGCTGGTAAGTATTATCAGTTTACGTATGTATAGAGGAGATAATTAATGCATCCACTGCAAAATGGCTCACAAGTTGTGAGCAAACCCGATGCAACCAGTCAAGGTGTACCGGGCTATTTTACCGAAGTCGGCAACCCCAGCTGGCCCGGTGCGGATTGGTTTAATGCCAATATCGCTGAGTTTCAAAATGTGATGTTAGAAGCGGGTATAGACTTTGACCCAAAAAAGTTTGACCATCTTGCGAAAGCAATAAAAAAAGCATATACATTTGCAGAAAGCAAAATGACTCAAGAAACGGCGGACAGTCGCTATGTCGCTTCAAATGAGGGTGGACTAAGACGCATCCCCAGAGGAGGAACCAAAAGTATTAATGCAAGACTAAAATATGAAATAGGGCGCTTTTCTGTTGATGTAGGTCAGTGGCATTCCCACGGAACGATAATCGTAGAAATTTATAATAAACATTATAATGCCCATGGCTATAAAAAATACTCTATCCGTTGGGGGTATAAACACAGTGTCGGCCGTATTACGCTAGTAGAGGCATTTGGTGATAGCGGTAAAGAAAAAGTTGTTATCGGAGAACCTGTTATTGTTAATGGGAGCATAAAATATTTACCCGTTTATTTAGAGCAACAAACATATAATAGTTGCACAGTCATACTGACAACGGGCTTTATTCCTACGTCAGATTTAACGCCTAACAATGGTTATTGCCACCTCCCTACACCCATGCCATATGAAGAGATCGCTTCATTCTCCAGTGACGAACAGGTAACAATTGAAAGAAGCATTGATGTTCTTGGTGATATAAAAGAAAAGGGTAAGCATGTATACGGCCCCGATAACTCCCCCGTTGACGATATATGGTTGGAGCTAGCAGCCAAGATATGCCCTGTCGGCGTGCCGTTACCTTGGCCTGCTGATATAGCCCCAAATGGTTTTGCCATCATGAAGAATAATGCATTTGACCCCAAATTCACTGAAACACTCAAAGCCTATCCCAACGGGATACTACCTGATATGCGTGGCCTCGGCATTGTTGGTAAAAATGATAATGAATTAGTGCTTGCCTATGAAGAAGGGCAAGTTAAAAATCATGGGCATCCAAATTCCACCGTAAGCTCTACAAATTTAGGCAATAAATCAACAGCGTCAGCGGGTGCGCATACGCATACTGCTAATGGGCAAAATAGGTTCATTGGCAGTGCAAGAAGTGATAGTATCGTAGACGCTGTATCAAGATATTCTACTAGCAATGATGGCAATTGGTACAAGATGTCCAATGCTGGTGCTCATACCCACCCAGTATCCATTGGTTCGCATGCACACAATGTTGTGATTGCATTATTTGGTGCAGCCAAAAACACCATTGATAACCGTAAGTTCAACTGGATAGTGAGACTCGCATAATGAACGAAATACAAAGTAAGTCAGTGACATTAAAAGTCTCTCAAATTCATCCGTTGGGGTGGTGGTTAGGAAATAGTGAAGAGCATGTCGCAGAAGGCACTGCTCTTGGATTGGACTTTACTGAAAATATCTATGTCCCAAGCGCGAGTGGCTTAATAGGCAAATATAATAGCGTTTCCGATAACTGGGTTGAAGTCGAAGATAAAACTGATTTTGAATTTTATTCCCCTGTTGGTGAGCGTTTTACAATCGGCATGCCTGATGGTGACTATCCCGCGTGGGCTATCAAGAATAAGCCACCAGAATACGATAAAGAAACGCAAACCATTTTATATGACGTAGATAAGTGGGTTATTTACGATATAAAGATTGGGCTGTTGTATTGGGATGATGAAGCCAGAGAAATGACAATCAGTGATTATAATTTCATTCTTCCTGAAAAACATACTTTCACGCCGCCACCTAAAAAACGCACAGGTTTTGCTTTACGACTGATTAATGCTGCATGGCAATATATTGAAGATAATCGCGATAGAACAGCTTATGCAAAGTCGCGTGATAATATGGGTAACTACCAAGTTACTGAGCTTGGAACGTTGCCAGATACCCACACATTAAAAGAGCCTGATGAATTTGATAGCTGGATAGATGATACGTGGCAATACGACATCGAACGAGAACGACCAGTAAAAATAGCAGCAGAGCGGAATTGGCGAGATGGTAAATTAACACAGCTACTCAGCCGCATTGACCAGTATGAAAAAGACAAGAATTATCCAGCAGAACTCAGAACGTCACCGATTAAATCCGAAGCGGACTTCTTAAAACTGCTTAGTGATCGTAAGTTAATTAGTGATTATCCAGACTCAGAAGCATTCCCATTCGGTTCACGTCCTTCATTGTCGAACCTAATTAAATGACCGTAAACCGCTTAGAATAATAAATCTAAGGCATTGTTATTTTAAGCGGTTCGTTTTCCTAAATTGCTCGCCGCGCTACA